GGAAACAAAACATCGACAGTTTCGTCTGATTTTTCAGAATGTGTTCCTGTCCGCGCCGCGAGAGCGGCGCGGGCGGCCGACGCACCCGACATCATGGGGATGTACCGGTTTCGACGGGGGTGTGGAGGCAGGAATAGCGGGCGGCGGCGCCTGACCGCCATAAAACGGGCATCTTATAAATTAAAGAACAACAACGAAACTGTTCTTCTCGCTGCTTAATTAGCGAGCGTTCCCGCCGGGAGGACCACGGCCCGGCAGCGGAGCGTCGATGAGTGGTGAACGTGCGCACGCTAAGCTTTGCGCGTGCCATGCATGATGAAGCTACCGGACGGACAGGCTTGCCGGTTTGCCTGTCCTGAAGGGAACGGGGACGCACAGCGTCCCGCAAAAACCCGCTGCGCCCGGAGAAGTTCCTGTCAAAGCGCTTTCGGACGGGGGTTCAACTCCCCCCATCTCCACCATTGCAGAGCCAGACGAACCGTGCCGGTTCGCCTGGCTTTTACTATGCTCCGACGATCTACATGGTCAGCGGCATTTTTGTTTTGGCATGTCCGTTCGATTGCGCTCGGAAATGAAAAAACGGCTACCGCACAGTTTCTCTGCTGTGTGGTAGCCGCTTCGTTTTTTTGTCATAGCCATAACGGTTCTCGTTATATTCTACCAAAACCCTGCGGAATTCTAAAATCGTTGTTAGAATCTACCGTAAAGGAGCATGGCTATGATTAGGATTTTACTGTCCACCCGGCTTGGCGAGCGGAGGTGGTCACAAGCTGACCTTGCAAGGGCAACAGGCATTCGACCTTCGACGATCAATGACCTGTACCATGAGATCGCAGAAAGGGTAAACCTGGAGCATCTGGATCTTATTTGTGAGGCGCTGGGGTGTGAGCTGTCAGACCTGATGATCCGAGAGGAAAACAAGGAGATCAGAGTCAAGACGCGCACCGGCGCGGATATACATAGCAAGCGTTAAGCCTGCTCCGAGGCCTCGGGCGTTCAAGCGTCCGAGGCCTTTTCTTTTTCCTCAACATCAATGATGATCTGCTGACCGTCTGGCATAATAAACGCCAGTTTGCAGCCGCAGAATTCCGCAGCCTTTGCGAGATCGTTGGCAGACCAACTCCCGCGATTCATCTTGTTTCCCATCGTTTGCTTGCTCATTCCGAATCTTGCAGCCATGTCGACCTGCTTCTTGCCGCAGAGAGCCAGCAGCCCCTTTACCTTGTCCGATACCGACACAATATGCACTCTCCTTTCTGCACTTCACATAGTACATCAAAAGAGTGGACTTGTCAACTGAAAAAGTTTGAAAATAAATCAAAAAAGTTTATCAAAACCATTGACAAGTAAATCAAAATGGTGTACTATATACTCGTAAGGCAGAGGTCGAAAGCCTCTTACGAAAGGAAGTGAGGACTTGGACGAGATGACAACCGCCGAGCTCAATCAGTTCTTAGAGAACATCGCAAAGCTGATTGAAGCAACCGCCGACGACCCGGCTACCGCCGCAAAGATCGTGCGAGATAGCAAGGTCAAGGCATAAAAAGTAGCGGCCCACCTACTACAGCAGCCGCTACTTCCACCCCGAAAGGCGAGCGGGAAGCCTTACTCCCGCCGCCTTGATTATAACCAAGTAAGGCAGGAAAATCAAGGAGGAACGCAAAATGATGATGTCCGAATTTATCGACCGCACCGGCTTCGAGCCGACCGCCAAAGAGTACGCCAAGATCGAAGAAGCCTATTACGACTTCGACGGTGACAAGGACGCCTTTTGTAAGGCTTTCGTCAAGGACGGTGGGGTGCGGAAGCTCTGCAAGGCCAGAGCCGCCGAGATCGACCGGCTGAACAGCCTGCTGCTGGAGAGCGAGCGGCAGTACAAGAAGGATATGGCCGACCGTGAAAAGCGGATCGACGAGCTGACCGCCGAGCTGGACCGTGAGCTTGAATGGAAGCCCAGCGATGGTGTCGGCACGAACATGAGCCAGAACGACTACGCCCACCTTGCCGACTGCGGCAAGACGATGACCGACGAGGAGGCCAAGGCGTTTATCGCTGACGAGTGTGGCTTTGCTCCCGAGAAGATTCACATTCTGCATGAGGTCAACACCTACGAGGTCAACAAGCACAGCCGCCTTCGCAAGTCCAGCACCTTCGACCGCGCGCCCGTGTACGAGGCCACCGATTGGAACTACGTCCGCTTTGACTGCGCCTGCTTCATGTATGAGCTGGTCAACGGCGAGCTTCGCTTCTACTGCTGCTAAATCACCGCCCGCCCCGGAGGTCACGAGGGCAGAAAGGTTCATCATGGAAAAGCTGATTTATTCCACCTTCCGCAAAGGTTACGGTATCGACCAAGTCAACCGGACAATGACCGCTGGCGAGTTGATTAACTTCCTCGCGCAGTACGATGAAGACACGCCTATCTATCTGAGCTTCGACAACGGCTACACCTACGGTGGCATTACCGAGGAGCGCTTTGAAGAAGACTATGGGGAGGATAAGGACGATGAATAAGATTCGCCGCAAGAATTTGCAGGCCATCATCGACCAGCTGGAGGAGCTGAAAAGCAGCCTCGAACATCTTCAGGCCGAGGAAGAAGAGTACCGCGACAATATCCCGGAGAATATGCAAGGGAGCGAGCGCTACGAAAAGGCAGACGAGGCCAGCGGCAACCTTTCCGGAGCTGTGGACAATCTGGAAGAAGTCATCAGCGGCATTAAAGCTGCTATTGAGTAAAGGAGGACAGCATGAAACTTTTGAAAGACCGTCAGGCTATGGCGATGGCCTGCAATTTTGGGAAGTACCCCGTTCTCAAAATCGATCTTGCAGATTCGGACGATTACGGGCTCAAGGGCTGCCGCGTCCGTATCGACGCCGGAGCATTCCGCGACGGCTCCCCGTACATCATCGGCGCAACCATCCGGGCCTACTACGACGAGCATGTGTTGACCACCAGCTCAGATGTGTGCTGTCTGACGAACGATTTTACCTACCGCGACTACATCGACACAGTCGAGCGAGCGCAGGCCCCGCTGATCGGGCCAGATCAGGACGTTGTAATTGCCATTTACGACAGCCGCACGAGGACGGCATTCGCGCCAGCTATCGTTCATACTGCGCCGCGCGTATCTCGCCAGTGCTCGACGCCGCTTTCCTTCGTGGACGCGGATATGACGCTGTATTTGCGTGCAGCCGGATTCGAAGTTCGAGAGGAGAATGAAAATGGATAAGTGCTTGAATAAGAACGAAGCCAGAGCGCTGATCGAGCGCTTTGCACAGAAGCAGCAGGGCGGGCATTTCGCCTGCCCCCGCTGCGGGAAGATGACGATGGATGCGGAGAGCGTCACCCGCAACGCACTGAGCCGCAGGGCAACGGTCCATATCTGTGATGCCTGCGGAATGCAGGAGGCCTTGGAGGACATGATGGACAGCATAACTCCGCTGACCGCATGGGCTATCATCGCCGCGCCGGAAAACTGGCGCATGGAGGAAGGAGGCAGTGAGTGTGAAGCGTGACGACGAGCTGATGTTCTACACAGAGTGCTGGCGGGAGCTGAGAAGCTTTCTATCAGAGGTCGTGCGGGACAACACGGGCGAATATCCTTTCGCGCAGGATGTCTTGAATCTGATGCGCAGTATCGAACGGAAATATGAGAGGTGCTAATATGAACAAAGATTGGACATCGGAAGATGTGCTGAAGCTGACTTGCCCGGTTTGCGGGAAAGAGTTTCAGCGGGAGGACATGGACTTCACTCGGGATTGCCACGGCATCACTTTCCGGCTGGTGTGTTTCGACTGCTATGATAAAGTCATGGGAAAAGGCTATGACGGTGCTTATTATACCGAAGCAGACGAATGTATCGAGGAGGACTATTGAGCATGAGTAAATCTTGGACACCCGACGAGCTGGCCGCTGCCAGTGCCGCAATGAAAGCGGAGGGCCACATGAGCTACGAGGAGTTCTGCGCCGCGCCGGTGCTGCGGTTAGAGTACCGTGGCCGCGACAGCTGGAATCGCCCCGTCTACGAGTGCAGCGGTCGGCTCTATGTCGATGTTGACCCGCGCCGGAGCAGGCCGGCAGACATCTGCGCGAAGCAGGGCAACGCCTTTGACGGCGAGCCCTGCGACCCTGTGCCAGAGGGAACGATCATTGAGTTCGTTCCGGAGCGGGACACATGGCCGTTTTGAGGAGGTGCGACAATGGCCAAATATATTGACTGCGACGCATTTAAGGCAAAATATCTATGCTGCGGCTATTTGCCTGAAATGTCGGAGGAAGATTTCGACCGATTCCCTACCGCTGATGTCGCGCCTGTGGTACGATGCGAGAATTGCCGCTATGCAATGTGGGTGGAATGGGCGAAGAAATACTCCTGCGGTCAAGTCCGTGGCCTGTTGGTATTCGGAGATCATTTCTATGCATTCGGCAAACGAGAGTATGAGAGCAGGCCGCAAGCACCTCTCTCGCCGCCGTAGGCGAGTTGCAACACCACCTTTGCGGCGTGGGAGGGTAGACGCCCACCCAAATGCGAAAAAGCGCTCCTGCGCCACGGAAACGCGATTCGCGCAGAAAACAGAAAAAGCCCCCTCGACAGGACGGTAAAATCCTGCGAGGGGGCCTTTTGCAAACAGTTTTGCTAACACTTTGCTTATCGATTTAGATTGCGGGGCTGTCGATGCTGTCATCGTTCTGCTGGAAGCCTTTGGCCTTGGCGGATTCAAAGGTGATCCCGCCGCGCTTGTGATCGGACTTGGCAAGAGACAGATAGCCATTCGCGCCGGCAATGATGACTGCCTCGCCGACGCCGGTTGCTGCAGTCAGCCATGCAGCGGCGGCAGTATAGCCGTTCTTGATGCACAGGTACATGAGGAGCAGGCATTCCTGCACAATGACGAAGCCGGCGAGGATGGCCAGCAGGCATACGGTCTTGCTCCATTCGACCTTGCGCTTCTTCGCAGCTTTTCGCTTGCGCTTTGCCATCAGATCATACCGAGCTTCATGGCAAAGCGATAAAGGACGGTCACGAACTGCTCGCGCGTCGTCACATCCCCCCACATATAGTTGGGCTGACCATCCGGCAGCGGCGCTCCGCCAGCGACAATCCCGGTATCCACGGCCCAACGGCGCGCTTCCTCGCTCCACTTAGCGCTATCGTTGTCCTGAAGATCGGCGCGGTAGGCAGCCATAGCAACCCTGAACATTTCGTTGAACTTATCCTGTGTCATAATTTCTTCCTCCTTAACGAGATCCCAGTTCGGCCGACCGTAGCCGGCGATATACTGTGCGTTGCGGGGATAGCTCTTGTCGCGGACGCAACCGCCGTTCGGAACGACGCCCGCCGCGCTGGAAGTGTTACCCTCGATTGTGTAGACCCTATCGGCGGTCACTTTTTCCACGATGCCAGTATGATACGAGGTGTCGCCGCCATCTTTGGTAAAAAAGATTTGGTCGCCGCGCTGCGGGGTCTTGAAAAATGCTCCTGCGTTCTTGTAGTAACGCATGGAGTAGGTGCAGCCAGCGCCGAGGCCCTGTTCCGGCTGGTAGGTCATAGCCATGCCGATTGAAAGGCCCAGCGTGTAGATGTAGCAGTAGTCCGCGAAGCAGTCGCACCAAGCATAGCCGTTCTTGGCGCCGTTGTAGACTACACCAAGCCCGTCCAAGAAAGCGGCGAACTTGTTCCAGTTGTTGCTTCCGGGATTAGCAGTCTTATCCTCCAACTGTGAGTTGGTGGCCTTTTCAATGTAGCCGATCTCACTGCGTGCGGTGGCAAGGACGCGATCAATGGCGGTCATTGGTTATGCCTCCTTGCCGGTGCCGGCGCTAAGCACGCCGTGGTTCAGTTCGTAAACAGCAGCCTCAATGAGTGCGTCGATGCGGCTTGCGTCTAAAGTAATGCCACGCTCAGCCAACCAGTTGAGAACATAAGCTTTCTTTTCCTCGCCGCGCCCGCTGCCGACATAGATCTGTTCGGCGGCTGCGACGGCCACGCGCACCCATGCATTGATCTGCTGCTGCTGATTGGTGGTGGTGCGGCTCTTAATGTACGGCACGACAAACGCCGTAATAACTGCCGCGATAAGTGCCGCAGCAGCCTCAACGATGGGGGTAATATTGATCTGCATATAACATCCTCCTTAGTCCCAAAGGGCATGAACGCCCTGCTTTGACAGGAAATCTTTCTGTTCGTGCTTAACTTTGGCTGCATAGGCCAAAGCTGCGTGCATATCGCCGTTGCAATGAGCATCGGGGATTCGCTGCACCGCTTTCGCAGTCGCTTCACCTAGCGCAATAGCAGCGGAACTAGACCGAATCACCAGCAAGAGCATCGCTTCACGCGCGTCCTCCCGATCCTCAACGTCTTCCTCCTGCTTGGAAATGCGCCGTTCCAGCCTCCAAACAACGATACCCATGATTGCCGACGGAATACCCATGGCAGCGACAAAGGCCAGAACGAATTGGCCAACATTAAGTGTGATGCTTTCCATCAGATTCGCCTCCCGAGTGTCTCCGTCTTTGCTTCGCAGATTGGGCAGACCTGCCGCCCCTCCGGAACGGTAGCGCCGCAGCATACACAGTAATCTTCCATAGTTGCCTTTCCAACGAAAAGCAGTACCGTTGAAACGGTACTGCTTTTCGTTTCGATTTACTTGCTCAGTTTTCAGGAACTTCGTCAGCGCCGAGAATCGCGGAATATGCATCTTGAGCTTCTTGCGCCGCACGTCGTTCTTCTGCTGCCAAACAGTCAGCCTCCTCAAGTACAAAAGCCAGTTTGCATATTAGCTGTGACTGCCGTTCGACCAAATTACATAGTGCCTCGATGATTTGCAAGTTTGACAATTCACCGCCCCCCTCTCGGCGTAGATTATACCAAAGAGGGCGCGGTGTATTGCCATGGCGGAAGGATATAACGCATAGCGTTATTCCTCGGTGATGAGCTCTTCCATACCGCTATCAATCAGGATTTCCTTGACCTTATCCTTGAGCAGACGGGGAACCTGTGCATAGGTCTTTTTGCCCAGCATGATCTGCTGTGCCCAGAGCATAGCCATCATATCAGCACCTCCTTCCTTCGAGAATAAAATAAGCGCACAGGTTTGAAACCTGTACGCATATTTCCGAATCGTATCACGCATAGACAGTCTCCGACATCTCTAACACGCACTCCAGCAGCGTTGCGTTGGTTTCCTCCAACTCAGCCACCTTTGCGCTAAGCTGCGCGCGGGTCAGCACCTTTGTGCCGGGGTCGTCTGGGGGCGCAGGGTTGCTATCTTCCGGGTCGGTATCCTTGAGCAGTTCGTAATCGGCCTGCGTAATGAAAACCGCCGTGCGCACCATGCCCGGAATAGTGTCCTTCCCGTCAAGCTGGTATGTTTCGCTACCATCGGCAGAAACAATGCCCTGCGCATGGAGCGCGGGGCATTGGAGAAGCAGCCTGTTTCTGCTCTGATATTTGACATAGACTGGTGTTTCGATCGCTTCTGCAGACACCAGCCTTCCGTCTGCGTCAAGCACTTTCAGGTAAACCATAGAAATCCTCCGTAAATACGAACAGCTCATCATACAGCTGTCCCATAGATTGTAGCGTGTACCAAGCATCAAACTGCATCGCGTGGCTACGCCAGCTCTGCCACGACGCCCGGACATCCTCGCGAGTGATCTCACCTGCATCCAGCTTCCGGCGCAGCTTTTTTAGCTTGCGCCGCATTTTGGTGATGCCCCTGCGGGGCATCTTCTTGATGATTTTTCCGGTCGGTGTCAAGAACACACGGATTTGCAGCCACGTGAAGCCGTGAGCTAGTTTCACGATCTGCGTCTTTTTCGGATTCAGGGTGATTTCCAGCTTGTCACAGACCTCCTGAACCAGCGAAAGGCACCGCTGCAAATACGCCTTGGATTCGTGAATCAGATATCCGTCATCCATATAACGTGCGCTAGAGTGGATGCGCAGCAGCTCCTTGATGGCATGATCCAGCTCGTTGGCGCTCGCCAGCGCGAGCACCTGACTGATTTGGCTGCCGAGGCCGAGACCCACTGGGCCGAACATCCGGACAAAGTGACCGATGATGCCGATCAGCCGCTGGTCGGTAAAGTTCTTCCGGATGATACGCTCAATGACCGCATGAGAAACGCGGTCAAAGAACTTGGAGAAGTCGAACAGAAGAATATATCCATTCTGACCGTGCTTACGGTAATGCTCATGGAGGTGTTGCTTCAGGCGGCGGACGGCGAAGGAATACCCTTTTCCCGTCATGCTGGCCCCGTTGTCGTGGATGAAAGTGCGGTGAAGCATTGGCACGAGTGCATTGTCGCACAGGCAGCGCTGCACGACGCGCTCGCCGATGATGGTGCTGCGGATGTGGCGTCTTTTTCCACGTTCGAACACGTCGAACTCGAAAAAGCCGGGGCTTCTATATGTACCCGCCATTAGTCGCTTGTATGTCTGGTAGACATTCAGCGGGGCCGCGGCGATGTACTTCTGCACGCTGGCCTTCCACGCCACATTCTGCCTGCATTTTCTGTACGCCTGATAAAGATGCGCGAAAGAGAATACCACGTCATAGTCATCGTACTGTGCGCAGTTTCGCGCTTTCTTTTCTGCACGGAGGGCCACCCGGCGTTGGTAGCGGCCCTCCCTCCGTTCTGCACTGGTCATAAAAATCTCTCCTCTGCCCCGTACCGCTGATGGATGGTTGCAATCGCGGCTCAAGGTCATCGGGCATGAAACGGTACATCACCACCAAGCACCGCCATGCAAGTAGCGTCCGCCCGAACCTATCAGAGCGTTATATTTACCTTTCGGAAGGTCATGCGCTCCTTCTCTCCCTCATGTCTGCTTTCGCCTCTCGGTTACTCGGTCTGCACGGAGAGGAGCCCCACGCGAGCGAATACGCATTGCTGGCGTTGTTCGCGTTCACGCCGCCGTTGTTGTTCACATTGCGAAAGTTCGTGGCCGAAGAAGGATCCGGCGAGCGGAGCCACCAGTTCACGGCAGAACCACAACAGATATTTTCAGCGCATAACCTACGGCAAATCCTTGTACCTGGATTTGTCGCTTTTCAGAACCGCCTTGATTAGCTTCATTTCTGTATCGACCAACTCCATCCAGTGCGTCATGATGTTGGCGTCAAAATGGAACAATTCATAGGCGACCTCCACTTGGGAAACCAGATTCTGAAGCTCTGCCACGGCTTGCAGAAAATAATCTCTGCGTAGCTGCGCCTCATGCTGATTGGTGGGATAAACGCTGTTCCCGCGCTTCGCATCCTCATAGATCCGCGTGGCGATCGCTGCAAGCGGCTGACTGATGTAGAAAGTATACCGCTTGGGGAAGCCGACGCACTTCTGGATTGTGTAGATTTGAAGCAATCGCGCTGTATATAGGAATTGAACACCGGACGTTGATCTGGCGCTGCGGATTACAGACATGCACCCACCCTCTTTTCAAGCCGTATTATTGTAGCACTCGCGCAATCGCACTGCGGGAAAACGGATAAATATAACGAAATACGTTATTTCAAAAATAAAAAATTGCGCGGCCGCTTGCGCGGCATATTTTCATATTTATTTCAGCTTGTGTGCCCCGCATATCTGCGCCCCACAATGGGGGCGCAGATGTAAGAATGATTGCGGATTAAATACAGAAGCCCCACGCGAGCGAACACGCATTGCTGGCGCCGTTCGCGTTCACGCCGCCGCCGTAGTACACATTGCGAAAGGCCGTGGCCGAAGAAGGATCCGGCGAGCGGAGCCACCAGGCCACGGCAGAACCTTCGCCGTTGAAGGTTTTGCGAATTCGTGAGTTGTTATCTGTGAAAACGGCGAAGGTTGCGTTATCGGCATCGCCATCAACCTCGTTTTTATATGGGACAGCCGTTGCGTCTCCGGCGGAAACCTCCGCATTTGACAGAAGAAAGAGTTTGTCCTGTGAGGTCGAGATTTCCGCAGACAACCCGCCGATAGAGGATTTAACCTGCACCGTCTTGATAAGGGCCTGCCAATGAATCGGCAGGTTCTTGAGGACTGTCTCTTTGAGATATGTGCGGATGTCGGACTGGGCCCACCCTCCGGTGTTGACATTGGTCGTATGGTGCTTATACGGCGCAGACATCGCGCCGATCATATGCCACACGGTCTTGGCCATCGCCGTCCCGTCGGCAAGACGGAAGTGATTGAAACCAATCAGGGACAGGACAATGGACGTGTCCGTGAAAGCTGTTGTGGGTGTCAGAATCTTAATCTTGTCCCCAAGATCGAACCATGTTGCCGCCTGACCCGAGTTGATGATGCCGAATAGTTCGCCCAAGCTATAGCCGCTGTTGTCGCTGCTGTCATCGGAATACAGATAATCATAGTCTGTTGCCTTTACTGCAGGGACAGAAGCTGCCTCAAAAAGGGCATTAACGCTGAGGTCTGACTGGACATTTGTCGATGCCTTATCCCAGCCTGTAAAGATGTCGTTTTCCGAGCGATACGGCATGTCGCCAGAGTAGACCGCATCAGAATATACCTCAACCGTCTGTTCTTGTAGCAGAGTAAGGTTGTTCCACCATTTCACAGTGTAAGACCGCGCCGATTCAGTGAAGACGGCAGTGACCACAAGATTCTCCGTGACGTATGCGAACGACTTGTCCCAAGATGTGAACGTATATACCTTGTCAATGGTCGGCTCCTTAGTTGGCGTAGGAATCAGGCCCGTTGCAGCGGGATCAGCGGCGGCCCCGTATTGGGTGACAGTCTGCGTATTTAGAATGGACCCATCTGCGCCCTTGAAAGTCACGGTGAAGGTGGGAACCAGCTCGCCGTATGTGACTGCCAACGATGGGAACGTAGCTGCTACGGTATCATACTCAGTCTGCGAAATGCGGGCCACGAACGCAGCGCCGGTCAGAACAAAATGATCTGCATTGGCACCGTTGCTGTCAAGGCCAGCAAGCTCGGCCAGCCGCAGCAGCAACGATGCATTTTGCAGCGTCCAATCTGCGCCGGTAATGCGGCCTCGGACAAGGTTGGCGGCGTCAATACACAGCGTCTGTGTATTGATCTGGGGCGAGTTTTCTACCCAGAGACTTGTCAAGCTTGCGCCGGACATTGAGAAGGTCTGCAGTTTGGTCAATCCCCGTGCAACCAGCGTCCGGAGTGCGGGAAGATATGCTTTTTCGAGTGGAGCGCCGAGCGCAAATGTCACTCCGGTAATAGCGGAATTGGTCAGGTACAGTTCTCGCAAGGCGGTAAGCCCGGACAAATCCAGCGGCTTCGCAAGTGCAGTAGCGCCGCGCAAGTCGATTACTTCCAGCATTTTATTGCTGCCGACCGAAACGCCGCCGTATTCGGCAGTCATACCGGTGTTCTCATAGCCATCCTCGGCAGAGCCGAGGAGAAGCTGCTGCAGCCGGATCGCAGCGGAAATATCAGCGAACTTAGTATACAATGCCGCCATGCTGCCGATTGACTTGATGATGGACGAACGGTAGATGTAGGTCTCCAGATCGTTCAGGGCCACATTGTCTGGACATTCCAGTGTATAGGTCTGGCCCTTCTTGGCTCTGGTGATAATTTCCGCAGCGTTGCCATACTGGACGCGCAGATAGGTGTCTGCATACGGAACGACGGAAAGAATATCGCCGTCCGGCTCCACGCCGCTCCAACTGTCCGGAGCATTCACACGCAAGCTGATGCGGTCGGCGGTTGCGACGCTGCCGCGGTACTTGGAGGCCATATAGCCCTCTTGGTAGACTTCAAACTGCCGCCGCTGATCAACCTTTGTCCCGAGCATCTGGTTGATATATCGCTCCTCCTCGGTGTTGTAGAGATAAGCCGAGAAGTACTTGCCCCACATATCCTCAGCGACCAGCGCCTCCGGTCTCGCTGCCTGATGCGCGAGGAACTTCGAGAGCAGCCGGCTTGCGCTCCAAGCACCAGCGGATTCACGGTTCAAGAACATTGCTTTCAGCTCATCGGCAAAAAGCGTCCGAAGGTTGACCCACAAAACGCTGTCGGATGCATTGAACACCTTGGATGCACCAACAGAGTCCGTGTCCTCAAGCCCATAGGTGAAGGTTAGGCCGCCGGAGTTGTCGCACCCAAGCGCAGTGTCATTGTCATAGTCTTTGTTGAAGTTCCAGCGGTAGTTACCTTCTGTATCCGGCTCATAGCTGACAAAGCAGTTTTTGGCGCGATTATCCACCATGCAATGCCGCTCTGTAAAAAGATAGTGATATAGGAGGCTGCTGACATTGAAGTGATCCGCCAGCTCTGCTTTGAACTTGGCCGCTCGGTACGACGGCGTATCATTGGTATATGCTACGCCGTCGTAAGTTACAGATGCCGACAATGCTGCGCCGGTGGCTGCGGTTGTATCGGTAGATACCACCCACGACAAAACCGCCTGCCACGCTGCTTTCTGGGCCTCGGTCGGGCTTTTGGGATATCGGAATTCAAAGTTTCCATCGCCGTCCCACGTTTCCTCGGACAGATCGTCAGACTTGAAACGGCATTGCGCGTTGTTATTATTGCTGATCTCTACGCACATGACTTCGGGATAGTTCTCAGTCTGCCCGAACACCGCAAAATTCTTCTTGCTATTGTTGAGGTCGCCGCAACCGTACAGAATGGTTTCTCCAGCCTGCACAGTCCGAGCGCCAACGGCAATCGGTGCATCAGCAGTAGATGTAAAGAAAATTGCGCACGGAACGCCCTGCACGGTATCGCGCACAGCCGCGTTATCAGCACGGAGCTTTGTAATGTTTGGCTGATATGCATTGTAATCGTCCGCCAGGACAACATTGTTCGCATTTTCCGAGCTGGCGATGTTCAGCTTTAGGTTGATGTAGTTGACAGGGATAGCCCCCGGGGTCATGGCATAGCCCGTGATCGCATTGCCATTTCCATCGGTCCACGTTGCATGCTTGAAATCCAGATCGAGGTTGAGCGCCGCGAGAATGTATTCCAGCGAGGACGTGCCCTGCGCTTTCATGACAACGTTCGTGGCGTAGAAATAAAAATCAGCGCCTCCGCCTTTATATACGCATTCGACGGTGCAGGTGACTTCATCCGACTTTGCCGTGGTCATACGATCTGCCCAGATGTGGATAACCCGGAGCTGCGGATTTGCCACAGCCAGTGCATTCAGATCGATCGCGCCATTGGCGGAGAAGATATTGTTGCGCTCATACCGCGCGACCATCTGCGCCGTATCAGAGCAGTCAGCGACAAAATTATCGATGATCTCATACCGGGTTAGGCTATTGGCATACATCTTCACACGGTACAGCCAGACGTCGGCATCAGTCGATCCGATTTTCACCTGCTCCGGTGCGGCCTGCGTCCAGTTGTCTGTGTCAGAATAACCGAATGCGCGCGCCGGAGAACCCTCCAGCCACACAACCGCCAGCTTGTTTTCGGAAGATGCCTCGATGTTAATATCCATTTCAATCTTGGTATCTTCGCAATAGGGAATTGCCCGGCTCTGCAGCTCCGACGTCAACGTAGCTTGCTGCGCCTGAAGCTTCAGCCCGATTCCGTTCGCCTTGCAAGTCAGAATCTCTGCATCGTAGTCTCGCACCTCAGTGGCTCTGAATACGATTTTGATTTCCTTTCCACTGGTTTTTGCGTTGTCGTTAAAGAACGAACGGTCAAGCTGGATATAGGTACCTCGTTTGATTACTAGGGCAGTGACGCCATCCGCGTCCTGCTTGAAGCCTCCGTTTACCCAGTCAAAGTTGTCGCTGTATGCAAACGGATGATTGACGCCGCTCCCATCAGTGTAGCCGAAGGAAGTTACATTTGCTTCGGTGTTGGTATGACCGGCGGGATTGACGTCAAGCACAAGGCCATTGGTAACGGGGGAAATATCGTAGCCGATAGACGTTACTGTCAGCACGATTGCCGCCGACACAGAGCCGTCTACGATCAGCAGATTCAGCGTGCCGGTGGCAGTGGGGCGGTATGCCCATGTCTGCACGGTGCGGCCAACAGTGACCGTTGCAACAGTCTCAGAGCCCACGCGGAGCTGTGCGGTTGCTGTCTCATTCGCCGGGTCGTACAACATCCACTTGATTGCAATGGTTTCGTATTGCTTGGCTGTGGGCGCGCTGTCCAGCACAGCAATTACCGGCGTAGTGTTTCCTGCCGCAGTCCAGATGCCGACATGCACCAGCGGGTCTGTTGTGATTGTGGAACCGCCAGAGGAAATCTCAAGCCACGCCTTAACCGTATGCGCACCGTGTGCCTGAGCGTCAATTGTGACGGACACCGTGCGCCCAGTTGTGGTAATACTCTCGCTGTATACTTCCGTACCGTCGACGCTGATTTTCAGCACCTTTGTGCCAGAGCCAGTCGGTACGAGCCGCAGCGGAACAGAGTTGGTACCGTGTGCGCTGATTTCGTCCATGTTCCATGTCAGCCCATAGGAAGCTACCATAACCGTCCACGTCATGCTACGGGAATTCCCATAGGCATCTTCGATGGTGAGCTTGATGGCGTTCTCCACGCCGTTGGTCAGATACTGCCGGACATCAAAGCTGTTGTTGCCCTGATGCACCGTCTCTCTCGCAACGACGGTGCTGCCGACCTGCCACGTTGCCGAGCCATCGCCAGTAGGCGTATTATCCGCATCGTCCGTGGACGTCCACGAATACATGAGCGGATAGTTTTCGATGCTGTCGTTGATCGTGAGCGCGCGGGATGTCATGCGGTTTACAAGACGCATAGTCGAGCCGAAGCTCCCACCGCCACCGCCAGTGATCGTCCAGCCGTCCCCGATGGGTTCCTCCTTGATGCTGTCATAAAGATACAGCACGCCATCAATCTCCTTGAGGCAAAGGTTTGAGAGATCCGCATCCGGTTTAATCGTTGCGAGGGATTCTTCGATATGCCGGATGTAGTCTCCAATCTTTGGATACGCGGTACCCTCGTTGTCCGTACGGCCATCCCAGAGTTCCGAGAAAAATACAGAAAGCGGGATTCTACGGAAGGTGTCACCTTGCTTAACATAGACATCTTCGGTATTCAGAAGCTGCTCAATCTGCTCAACTTCCGTAATTTTCTTGCTGCTCAGAGCCATGCTGTCACCTCCTTATTTGCAAAGGGCATACCACACATAAGTCTCATTGTAATTGTTTGCCTGCGTCGCTGGCTTTTTAATGGAATACCACGAAACATTCTTACCGCTGATGCTAATGTCCAGCCGATAGGCTGGGGAACCGTTACCATCCGTATCACCAAAAGCGAAGCCGCGACCGGAAAATGGGAATAGAACGGCGAGAGTAACGACTTTGCGGTTCAAGGCGGAAATAACAATAATGTTAGGAATGTCATCTGCGTCCTCAAATGCCAGAGTATTGGGGTTGTCTGACCCATACTTGCCGGTTCCAACATAGCGCCCAGTGATAGCCACAGGCCCCCAGTAAGGAGCTCCGCTCTTTTTTTGCCGCAAAATTCCGCCTGAATACGGTGACTGCGGCAAAGCCCCAAGAGCGCTACTGGACTGTGCGTATAGCAGTTGGTTGGCCGGCCATGAGCTTTTCCCGGTACCGCCACGTGCGATGCCTAGTGTGCCGCTGGTAATATCCGAGGTAGAGTGCTTATGATCCGTTGCGGCCGCGCCTGCCTGAGCGGCTGTAACATTGTGCGGATTGTCCTGGTTTTTAATATGCGCAATCAACGTAGCGACGGCCTTTTTAATTTTGCCGAACGCGACGGACATTTTTTCACCCGATGACAAATCGACAAGTTTTGAAGCCTCTGAGTAGGTGGGCGTTTGGTCGTTCGTGCTAGCGTTCGGCACGTTGCCAAGCCCGACCTGCGCTTTGGTAACACCGTGTGGATTCGTTTTATCCTTGATGTGTGCATCGAATGCCGCCTTAGTGGCATACGCCAGCGATTCGTTGATGATGGCCGAAATGTTCTCGGCATTGCCAACGAAAATTGAAAACTCCATCTGCGTTTCGAGGATGGATCCGGAGCTGGCCGCAATATAGTCAGCAGTTGCTTCTGGCTCTGTGCCGTAGGCGTACAGAACCTCTTCGGTGGCATCATCCTGATTCTGAGCAAAAATGCCAACCTCTTTCAGCCGGAAGCCCGCCTCAACATCGGAGTTATTAAAGCTCGTCTCAAGAGTTGCATTGTTACTGTTGACTGTGATCTTGGTAATTGTGAGCGTTTTTAGCGGATTGCCGAGATCAGTGGCAGAGCTAACGTCCTGCGGATCGCCATTGCCAATCTTCACACTAGAGAATATGATTTTATCGCCGGACATTGCTCGAAGCAGTGCATTCAGCCCGGCATTTGTGAGTTGCAAAGTCATTATGAATTCTCCTTATGTGGTGAGCATATTTCCGCTTTCATCCAGCAGCGGCACACCATCTTCATCGGTAAGTAGCGTAACATCCGATACATCTACCGGATCGCATGTTATAGACACGGTTTTTGCAACCTTCATAGCCATACCTACATAAATTTTTTGCGAGTGAGCTAGCAACGCAGAGATGTGATCCAGCACGGCGCTACAGCGTTTGACAACATCCAAAACCGCCACAAAGGAATCGTACTGAGCCACGATGTTAGCATTGTTTTTGGATGAAACGCGGAAATGATACGGCTCTCCGCCGTACTCAAACCACTCTTCTACTTTGCCGTCGCCAAGATAGTCCGCAACAGCAGTTTCGATTGCGGACTTTGTGCCAAGATGCTTGTGGATATACCAACTGGCTTTCAGTGCAGCGCGCTTTTCGGAAACCGGAGCATCGGGCCTCCACCAATCAACCTTAAAGTCCGCCGCCAGTGCGTCCAGCATCGTTTCGTCCAAATCTTCAATGTGGGTATAAATCTCGGCAAGCTGCACCTTCTGCGCAAGTGTCTCCAATTCACTGGCAATAGCCGAGGCAAGCGCCTGTATTCCGGGGTCGTCTTGCAGCACTTCGGGGAGCGCGCGAAGGAAATTGTCCGCGTTGAGGCCGTGCTTACTCATCCTCATAACCTCCGCTTGTGACGGTCGTGTTGACAAGCTTCGCGACCTGTGGCGTGCTGTGGTCGCTGCCGTCTGACAGCTGCGTGAACACCGGCGATGTCACGGCGACGCGCTTAACACCGGTCTGCATCAGCAAGGAAACGAGTTTGGACGGATTGATGTCACGGCCAAGCTTTGCACACTGCCATTTGGCATAGTCCGCAACGGCTGCATCAACCTGCGTTTTGATTTCGGCAGCAGACACCGTTGTGTCGCTCGGGATGTAATAGGTAAGCGCAATGTTGTAGTTCACCTGCGTAGGATCCTTTACGCTGACAAGATCGGTCAGAGGGCGCACTTTATCATCGTTGCATGCGTCTAAAATCAGTGCTTTAACCGTATCGGTGGCGATTGTGCCGTCGTCCATCAAAGCATAGATATCCACATGGCCCGCTCCGTCGCCGGTGATGGAAATGTCGAGCTGCGTAACGGACGCAAGCGCGCCATCTGCCTTGATTGTGATATCCAACAGCCCGTCCGCATAGCTTACCGTGTAGTCGGTGGTTATGGCGGCCTTAACGCTGCTCCCAGCCGCAGCCACAACAAGGCTGCTCGCGGTCAGATTGTCTCCGCCGAGGAATGCGTGTCCACTATAGACAGGAATTGTTTTCACAATATGCCGTTTCGGGCGGATGGCCTTGACGTCCGCAATCTCCGTAGATACGGACTTTGCCCAATATACATAGGCCCCTATTGGGCCTGCCGTGGAGTATGCGTCCTCCGACGCTTTCAGCAGCTCAAAAAATTCGGCATCAGTCGCGGCATTCGCGCCGCCGTCTGCAACTGTGATATTGGAACAGCTAACGTAGTACGGGAATACATCGACCACGGTGTTAAGCTGCCCGGCCAGATAGCCGTTCCCGACCGTTCCGGCCGTCTGGCATCGCACGGAAACGTCTGCCGTGGTGCTGCCGATTGGGATATACACATCCGCCGTCGTTTCCCAGATCAGCGTATTGGCCACGTCTGTCACGCGAGTCCCAGCGGGAATCAAAATGGCAGATTCTTGCGGTGCCGATATGGAGAATCGCATCGTGCAAGTTGCGGCCTTGGCCGAGGGGCGCAGCTGCGTGTAAAAGAGTTCTGCCAGCGCATCCAAGTTTCCCCCGACTGCGCGGCTGGGGATATTTTGGTTGGCGGCATAGTTGATTGCTACGCGCGTCTGCACAATAATATCGGCCACCCACAGAATAAACAGGCGTTCCGGACTTGCTGGTTGTACCGTAGTGCCGGTCATTTTTTCATAGGCCGCGATTATGGCGGTCACAAGTGCCGCAGTATCCGTCTCGATAAAAGCGTAATCGCTACGCATTGATGCTCACCTCCACGATGGGGATTAAGACGCCGGGCGTGCCGACATCTTCTTCAAATGATATATCTTCAACCGTAGCACGTGGCTCAAACGTCTCGACAACCTCTTTGATTTCTGCGATCGCCATGGTTTTTGCGACGGGCTGTGGACGATCGAGAAATTCCATCGGAAGACCGAACTCCCGATATAACGGGCAAGAGCCACGTCGCGTCCGAAGAATGATTGCAATATTCTGGAGAACGGACTTTACCGTGTCTGTCTCATTTAGTTTGACTGCTGCCGTACCTGCCTTTACCGTATAGGTCATACAATCACCTCTCTGTGTATTCGGTAAGGCTGAGCGACACCGTTGCGCTGGTCAGATTCCCGTGCCCATCAAATGTCTGCATTTTGATCTTGTGGGAGTTGATAACCCATCGGTATTTTCCATAGGCCTTTGACCCAAGCACAAGCGGCAGCGCCCGGCCCGAGCGCTCGTAGTCCCATATCTTCACGATATCCGCCATGGGCGACACCCCCCAATATGCGGACAAGGTAACGTCGAACGAAATAGCATCAGGAGCCAGTCCGGTGAACTCCACCAGTGCGTCGGTCAAATGACGGGAATGCGTGGAGTAGTTCGCGCTGCCGGACCATGTCATAGCCGAAATTGTGCGCACCGTGTCAGCAGACACCTGAAACGCAATATCCCCCAAGCAGCCGATTTGCATCACAGCACCCCCAAAATGTAGCCATCCGCGTTGAAGTACGGGAGATAGAGCACAACTACGGTATCGTTAATATCTGGCATCCAAATATCCGTTGTCCCGTGCCGCAGGACCGTCAACCAGCCGGACGTGAAGCCCAGATCGCGGTATAGCACACGGGCCTTGCGTCCATCAACAGCCGTTACCGTTCCAACTCTTACGATTTTATCCATTAGTAGCCCTCCAGCACGCGCCGCAGCATCACTGCCGTAGTGTACCCCGCGCTGCTCACACTGTGCTTTGACTGCTTTACAATATACTTACCATCAAATGCGCCCCAGCCGTCGAGCAACACCGTCACCCCGGCAAGTAGTTCCGGGTCTCCTGGAAAGGTGAAACTGCATGTTCTAGCATATTTGTTATGGAGCCGGAGTTGCTTTTCCGCCAGAGCTTTCGCCTCGGCCACGCCGGAAACTCTGGCCGTAATTTCAAGCTGCTGATTCTTTTCGGATTCCTTGTAATCCTCAATGTAGGCAGTCGCCTCAATGCATCTGCCATCAGCAGCGTAGGAGACGCGGCAAGAAGCGTACTGCGTGTCAGATTTTCCGACAGACAGCTTATACTTCGTGTAACCGCACCCGCGGGAAATCGTTTTGATTGGCGATTTCGCCTCATAGCTGGATTGTTCGAACAGTACGAGAATATTTGAGGTTGCCTTGAGGCTTACGCCTGCGTTATGGCACAGTGTTGACAGGAACGCGATATCGCTGCTTTGCACCTGCTCCACGCGGTCATAATACGGATCATCAGCAGATTCAAACAGACACGCAAGCCCATTTCGCGCCGCCATCTCGCGGGCAATTCCAGACAGCGTATAAGATTCCCACGCTTGCGAGCGCTTGGTCTGCCGGATTTGCCCGTCAAACGGGAGGGCGATTGCCTTAATTGTCACAGTGGCCGGAGGGCCGGAAGCATCGATGGTGTCCAACTCGAATTGACCGCAATCCAGTACTTTGTCGGTACCGTCCCCATTCCAGTTCGCGCGAACAATGCCTGCACGGATTTTCAAGCCGGATGTGGTAGATGCTTCCGCCGCGCCGCCCGTCTGAACGGATTCGGTTTGCTCCAAATATGTCGCGCTGACATAAGCAGTTTGCCCGCTATACTGTATTGCGGCCCATCCGCCGGCGATAGACGATACTGACACCGTCGTACCATACGCCAACGCGCCAAGCTTGGCATAACCTATCCCGGGTCCGGAGCGCACATTTAAGCCGGTTGATGCGGTGACCCGATAAGAGGTCGCCGCCCCACTGACACTTTCAGTGGTAGTTGTGTCAGAGGATGTAGCAGCCGCCTGCACCATGTCGTTCAGCCATCGGCAGAGCCAAAGGCCCTCACGATCCTGCAGCTTGATTTGCAGATCGTCCGATTCATCCTCTTCATTGTCCGTATAGGTCAAAGACAGCAAATAGGGCTGCATGGACTGCGTGATATTGACGCCGGCAAAAGCCACATCAACAGCAGTGCGCCGGGCGAGATTTGTGCTGCTCATCCGGTCACCTTCTTCCAAGGCGGGAGCGCCGACAAATCATCAGCAGTTGTATCAACGTCCGGCAGTATGAGAATTACCCCGGCAGGCAGTATGTAGTACCCCGCGTGCTCCTGATTGGCACGAATCAGCTTGTCTGTATAAGAGACGCTGCCCATCTTGCCGTAGGCAATACCATCCCACATATCGCCTTGTACTGTGGTATAGGTCTTGCTCATACATACGCCCTCCTGTCTGCATCGATACCAGCTTCGGCAAGCACCTGCAGGATATAGTCTCGCATATCGTCATCATGACTACGAAGAATCTCTTCTAGGTCGGCTGGATTGGAAACCCCATCGAGGTAGTACACCGGAGCGAATCGCACCTCTACCACATTGCCGTCCGAACCGCCAGGGCGAGGGAGGGCCTCAATTATACGCTGTGTCTCCTGCGCGGGAAATACAGATGCCCCGCGATGGCCGACAATCAATTCAGGACCATTCTCACCCGCAATGAATATATCTTCCGCGCTCGTTGTGCCAGTTGCGTTTCCGCTGACTTCGCGTGGAGCTGCGCCGCCATAAGACGCTGAGGACAGCGCTGCTGTTGCGGTGTCGGCGAGCAGCTGATATGCAGTCTGCACCTGTGGCAACATGCCGACTGCACCGTCGATAAACCCCTGAACAGTGGCCTGCGCGCTTTCTTTTGCCTCGTCGCACATATCCATCGCCTCGATGTCGTCGGCAAGAGCTGTTTGCAGTTCATCCATGGCGGCCGTAAAATCGGTCTTGAGATCCGCCACACTTCCAGCCGCGTTCTGCTGCTCCTGTTGCAACACTCTCCAGCTGGCAACCATTGCTGCTAGTTGTTCATCTGTAGCGCCTGCCATCCCGGCGATCGCGTTAACGCTGTCTGTGCTGCCATCAGCAAAGCTGGCGATCATATCGCTCAGCCCTTCGATGTCGGCGCTGCGCTCGGTCAGGGATTGTAGATTTGCATTGTAGTCCTGCCAGTATGTGATCTGGCTCTCCAGCGCAGAATTGATGCTGCCAGCGCTGGTTGCAACAACCACTGCGGCCTCATCCCAAAGCTGGTACTGGCCGGTTATGCTCTCGTATGCCGCACCGTACGCTTCGTTATACGACTCAGCGAGTGCATTGATTTTTTCTCGAACATTGGAGATTGCGGCTTCAAACTCGCTGCTCTGGGCGGCAGCTTCCTCGGACGTATTTACACCATCGTTCATGGCGCTGGTCAGATTTTGTACCGCTTCTTCAGCGAGCGATATTTCCTCTTTTGCCTTAGCAACAGAGTCCGAGTCTTCTTCTATTGCTTTGCTGTAATTCTTGATGGCACTATCGGCTGCCTGTATTTCGCTGTTAGTGTCGTCTATAGAATTCTGCAAATCATAGTATTCTTGCGATAGAAAAGCCGTCGCATCGGCGTAAAGGCCATATTTATCATAGTATTCGTTTGCCTGCTGCTGTGCGTCCGCCCACAGTTCGTCCATGCGGGAATAAGTATCGGACAGCTTCTGCTGCGCAGCTGCCAAGCTATACTGCGCCTTGGTGAGACCGATGCTGTTTTCTTCGGATTCGATTAGTACGGCAGAATACTGGGAATACAGTTCTGTGAGCTGATTTTGATAGGCCTGCTGCATGGCGTTTTGCCGCCACGCTTCTGTGTTAGCGCGTAGTGCTTCCGTTCCACCGGTAATGGAATCAGTTTCGAGGTCGATGGAGTCTGCCAAATCAGGGACGACCTGACAGATCAGCGCGAGGGTGTTGTGGTACTGCTGCTGCTCATCGGCGGAAAGACTGGCGTAATCGCCCATCTCTTCCAGCTTACTGATATAGGTATCTGCAACGTTGGCCGCGGCCAGGGTAGATGCCACAGTTTCCTCATAGGTTGCCTTGGTATCATCCATTGCCTCCCGCATGCCGCGAGCAGCCTCTGTCAGTTCCCTCACGCTGGGCACCGCGTTATTGGCTGATGCCGTGGCCAAAGCAACTATGCCGGCTGTGATCGCAGCCACAGCAGCAGTAACACCCATAATGACGTTGACACCTGGGATTGCTGCCGACAGGAGAGCGCTTGCAGCCGCAGCCACCTTTGCAGCCACAGCATATGCGGCCAGCGCCGCGATTACTGCGCCAATGACACCAACAAAGGCAGTGACAGCGTTGACCAATGCAGGGTTTGCTTGTATGAACGCCGTGATGCCATTCAACATCTTTGCGCCGATGCTATACGCCTTGCTGAGTGCAGGAGTGTAGGCGTCGCCGATGGCTACCTTGAGGTTGTTGTAGGCGTTCTGCATCATGGTCAACCGGCTCTGTGCGGTGGCGTAGCGCTTGTTGGCCTCGTTGGTGAGGGCGGTATTCTGCTGCCAGGCGGTATTTGCAGTGTTCACCGCGCCGGTCATCTGGTCTGCGGCAAGACCCAGGGCTTTGAGCATATTGCTCTGCCGGATGCCGGTCAGGCCTAGGTCTTCCAGTACGAGGACGGTGCTCTCGCCCTGCTCGTCCAGCTTGCCGAGCCCGCCGATGAAGGAAGTCAGGGCGCTCATGGCGTCGTTCTTCCACGCAGAAGAAAATTCTTCGGAGGACATACCCGCGATACGGGCGAACTCCGCAAGGTCGTCCCCACCCTTTGCAACGGCCTTTTCAATGGCGTTGAGCGTCTGGGTCATGGCGGTACCGCCCGCCTCGGCTTCGATGCCGACAGAGGACATCGCCGCCGCCAGAGCCATGATCTCCGGCTCGGTCAGTCCGGCCAGCTTACCCGCCGACGCCAGGTGCGTACCCATCGCCACGATCTCGGATTCCGTCGTGGCGAAGTTGTTGCCAAGGTCAACGATGACAGAGCCGAGCCGTCCGTAATTGTCCGTTTCCATGCCGGTAATGTTGGCGAAGCGCGCAAGGGCGGTCGCTGCCTCGTCAGCTGTCATGTTGGTGGCAGTGCCGAGCATGGTCATGATCTCGGTGAAGTCCAGCAGGGCGTCCTTTTGGATGCCGAGCTGTCCCGCGGCTTCGGTTACCGCCGCGATCTCCTCTGTGGTGGCGGGGATCTCCGTGGACAGCGCCTTGATGGAATCCGACATCGCCGACAACTCCTCGTCGGTTAGATCGGTTGTTTTTGCGACGCCGGTGATGGCGCTCTCAAAGTCCATCGACGCCTGTCCGCAACTGGCGAAGTAGTCGTAAATTTCCTTCAGAGCGGCGGCGACACCTGCGGCCACAATAGCCTCGTGCACTTTGTTCAACGCTTGTTCGGCCTTACTGCCAAAGGTGACAGCTTTATCGGCTGCCTCCTCCTGCTTTTGCTTCAGCGTGTCAATTTCGCCGGAAAGTCGCTCTGAGCTGCTAGCAAGGTCATCCGTGTCTACACCGGCCTCATGCAGCGATTCACCTAGCTCGTTCAACCTTGCGGTCTGTTTTTCCAGCGAGGCAGATGTTTTGTCGATCTGTAGCTGTTTCGACAGCAACTTATTCTCCAAGTCGGATGAATAAGTTCCAGTCTCAGAGATTTCCTTCTGGATATTGTCATACTGTTGCTGCAGCACTTCCAGCTTTTTCTTCGTGCCATCAACAGCAGCCTGCTGTTTCTGGTAGGCAGAAATATCGGCTTGTGTTCGGCCAAGCGCCTGAATCTCCTTTTGCATTGTGGAAATCTCACTCTGCGCCATACGGAAGGTTCTAGCGAATTCGCCGTTCATTTGCGCGCCAAGGCGAAATAGCATCTCATATTCTTTGCGATTGGCCATGTTCTCACATCCTTCTTACTTCTGCTGTTTCTTCTGGGCCTCGGCCGTTTCCTGCACCATGCTATTGCTTTCCTGAATCCACGCCGCCAAAGAGCGAAAGTTGAGGGAAAGCCAGTATGGAATAGGGGTGTTATAATTGCGCGACAGCGTCATGCACTGCCGCCGGAGCCATGATCCGCCGTCGCCAGTTACTGCTCCGTGCTCAGCAAAAAAGAACGCGCTGCACTCCGAATGCGGTTGTAGTCGGAAATCGGCAACGCGCGGAGCAGATCCTGCCCAACGGGAATGGTGCATGCTTTGGCAGCCATGCGTACCAGGTATTCGCCGCTGAATGCGGGGCTGACAATGAATTTGCCCATGGCCTGCAGTTCGGCTTCAATGGCCAGTGAATCTTCGCCGGTAAGAGCATCCCAGTTAAACGCCAGCTCCGTATAACTCTGGCCATCATACTCAAAAGGCTTTTTGAACTTGAGAGCATACGCAGCCGGGGTCTCTTCCTTCACAGAAAAAATATCACTCATGAGAATTCTCCTTTTTAAACTTCAAAATACTCCCCGGCGCATTGCGTCCGGGGAGTGTAGTAAGTAGTAAATGATTACTTGCCGAGAGCTTTGCGAACATCGGCCAGATAATCGACACCATTGATAATGCAAATGCTATTCATGGGATCAATCTCGCGGATCTTCTGGCCGTCCACATAGGTAGCCCAATAGCGCACGGCGTATTCGCCGGAAGCATCAGCAGCAGAAGCAGGGGCAAGCGTACCGCCGCCGTCCTTCTTGGGCAGCACTACAAGAACGTGTTTGACACTCTGTGCTGCGACCTTACCGGCAACGGTGTCCTCGACCTGATTCGCAACACGGATGTCGAGGTTGTGGCGCCGAGGCTCGGACAGCTTCAGCGCAGCGGTGGTAGTCGTGCGGAAGTTGATCGTGCAGGTCATGGCCTCAAAGTGGCCAGGGATGATGGCTTCGATGTTACCAGCGATGCCCGCTCCGGAAATCTGCTGAGACAGTGCGGTCAGATCGGGCAGCTGCACAGAGGCAATACCCATAAATTCGGTTTTATCTTCGTACACAGCGAAGTTGATAACGGTTTCCTGAATCTTCACGGGACTCTCCTCCTTCACATCTGCATAGCCGCGGAAACGTAGCTAGAATCGTACTCCAGAGTGACGTCGATTTCCTGTGCCGGGCTGGGAGATGCAATGTAGATATGCACCTTGATGATGCCGGCAAGCAGATTTTCAACTGTGTTCTCGTCGGCAGGGGCTTCGACGCGCGCGCCGTACAGATAACCGGCACCAACCAGCCCATTGAGCCAGATGTTGGCGGCATCAACCACAGTATCAATCAGCCGACGGCTGACCGGAGCATCCAAATAGGCCCAGAATGTGCGCACCAGTGTGTTTCCAACCCAGTCGAATACGCGAGCGCAGGGAATGAAATACTCCTCTGTTGCTTTACTGTTGGGATAGCAGGCCGTATAGTTACCCCACACGACCAGACTGCCGAGGATGGCAAGGCCGGTCACAACGCCCTGTGCGTTCAGCTTGTTCGCCTGCGGCTGCGAGAGCAGCACTTCCGTGTCGTCCTTAAGGACCATTGCATCGCAGGCCATCGCTTTGCTGGACGGGCTTTCATACGAGCAGCCGTCGTTCCCGCTATCCGTCTGCGCCATCACGCCAGCCAGATGGGTGGACATATGGTACTTGCGGCCATCCTTCATCACCATGGGCCAGCAGACGATCTCGTTCTTGTCCACGAGATTCGCCTGCTTATAGGTGATTGCATTGTCCAGCGTGGTAGCCCCGGTGGAATCTGCGGCGATGTCTACCAGCGCCTTTGCATGGAACATTCCGTTGATGCCGCTTGCCTTGAGCGCCATTGCTGCAGCAACAGCACTGTCGCCAGAGTAGCCAGGAGAGCACAGCAGGTCAGGAGCGTGACCGGTTGCAGACATACACAGCTCTGTGTTCTCCAGTCCTGCCGCAACCTTTGCAGCGGTAAGCTGCGTCGGAGCGACCTTGTTGTATGCCACGGACAGCGAGGTCGCATCGTAGCACGCGCCATCTTCGAGCACCTCGATAATAAGCTTGCCATCTACGTAGTAGGTCTCATAGTCCGTGCCGGCAACATAGGCCGCGCCAGTGCCGCCGGATGCCTTGACGGTCAAGCCACTATCCTTAATGGCTTCGCCGGGGAGCACAACCTGATGGTCGGTTACGTCCTTGTCAGCCGCAGTGACGGCAGTTTTCATAGTTGCAGGGTCAAACAGGTTGCAGAATACAACCGGCTTGCAGCCGTAGAGCTTGAAATATGCATAAGCGAATTCGCTGAGGTTGAAGCTGTCCCAGTCATCAGAGTAACCAAGCTTCGCTTCAACGTCCTCCCAGCTCTCGCACAGCACCGGGACGCCGGTTTTTGCCGGCGCAGATGCCATATGCACCGGTGCAGCGCCGATTACAAACGGGATTCCGCTCTCAGCGGCAGTGGGGATGCTGGTACTCGGCTCCCCACGGCCTACGTAAATGCCGTGATTTACCACGTTTTATCCTCCTTCATTTTTGCCAGCAGCGCTCTGCGTCTTTGCGCGAGCAGACTGCCGGGAGTATTAACTTTGATACGGGCCTCGGCCAACATGTCTCCGGAGACAATCAAATCGGCAATTTCGGCATACCGTTCAACCGCGCTACGCACTGCATCGCTTTTGATAACGTCTCGCTTATTGCCCTCGAAGATTGACCCGTGCTGGATTACGCCGCGCACGCTTGGTCCAATGTACGCACAAAATGCGTCTGTGTTTTTATCCTTGGCTCTTACAGCCATTCACGCCACTTCCTTTCAACAGATGGCATTTTCCATGTTGTGGACATTTCTCCAGCAAAATAAGGGGCCGTGTTTTCGGGATAGACCAGTGTCTCCACGCCGGCCGTCAGGTCCAGTTCGTACTGATCGCCTATCACAACATCTTGCAACAGCCGAATGCGCAAACGTTCCATCAGGTTAAGCAGGTTCAACGCGCCCACCTGTTCATCGTCGCAGCACACGCAGAATATGGAGCGAACAACGGCAATCCCGGACTCTAATTGTCCAGAGATCTGTACGTCTTTGCTGGTGACGACCTGGTGGATGATATACGGTGCCTTTTTGAACGCCGATGTGCTATCCGGCAACCGCATCTTGTATACGGTGGCCGGGCGGTCCGCGGCGATGGAATCGCCTTTTTGCACGCGTACAGGAAGCAACAGGTCCTTTACCGCATCGTCCGTAACCGCTTTGAGCTGCTCTAACAGATTTACAAGTGTCATAGTCTCACCTCCAACCGTTCAGTATGGCGGCGACTTCGTGGTCAAGACGTTCGTCGAACTTCTGCATCGCACCGTTCACAAGTGATTCCTGCACTTCTTCTTTCCCAAGCATCTGCGGGACGGAGCTGCCCATGATTTCCTTGATGGCATCGCTCCCATTGGCCGTCATTCCTCCGGTTCGCTCAAATATTCCGGTGTGACCAGATTTCATTTGAGCAACAAAACCGTTATCAAAGCGCACGGGAGACGTGCTCGCAAGCTGATGGCTGGCGGCGCTGACGCCGGGATAGGAGCGACGCCAGCGCCCTTGGATTACCACCGCAACTTGGCCGGACTTATCTGGTGTTGGCTGTTGCGGTGTTGTTCCGCTATATCGGTATAATGGGATTTTGCAGCCAGAGAACAGCACATGTGCCGATACACCTTCGCCAGGATGATAGGCATACTTAGTCCTGATGGTTTGCTCAGATCGCAATGCCCCGTCAGAAATCGCATAGACCTTGCGGATTTCCCTAGAACTGTTCGTGCGAAGGTGTGACACCGCGCGGGTCATTGCCGATTTAACAGCGCGAGTCATCCCGTCCGGAATTCCGGCCAGCAGTTTTTCCGCTCGTTCCAGCGTTATATTGTTGCCAACCTGTTCTACGCGAATCAGGCTCATTCGTCCATCGCCTCCAGCTCAACGCGCAGCATGCCTAGCTCACACACAGAGGCGGCGATGTAGAATTCGTGGAAGAAGCCACCGCCGCCCTCCTGATCATTGATTTTGATGCGCTGGCCTTTTTCTGGCTGGTTGCCACCGAGCGACCGAATAGAGCAATGCAGGATGGATGACACAAGGTATAGTCCTTGAACATGGTCGGACACCAGTTGACGCCGATCCTGTTCCTTTATCCCAGACAGAACAATTGGCACATCCGAATAAGTGACGCCGTCATAAATGACTGTGCGCTTGTCCCCATACTCATTGAGATTCAGAAACACTCGGTCGTTATCTGCCAACGCCATGTTCTTAAACCGGCTCATACCACCGGTGGCTCCGCGCTGAGCGTAGGCGGCGCATCATTGCCAGGCACAACCGGCTTCGAAATGATTGCGTCAATGAGCTGCGCCTTAGTCTTGAGCTTGCCGGTACTGATACCCATGTCCTCCGCCAGAGCGCGGAGCCTGTCGCAGGTCAGCGCCGAGAGCTGTTCGGGAGCGAGATAGCCCGCTTCCGCTCCGTTACCGAGCGCGGCGGAGCCGTTGCCTGTCTGATCATCGTCCGCGCCCGCAGGCGGCGTTGCAACGCCCACTACGTGCTCTGTCGGCACAAAGGCAGCCACCTTCTGCGCGACAAGGCGCGCCTCCACCTCCGGTGTGGCTTCAAAGCAGCCGTCAACGGGGGTATAGATGCGCTTGCCGATGCGAGTGGAGCCGGAAATCATTCTAATCATGTTCCGCTCCTTTCTCAGCCGAGGACCTTCTTCGCCACGCGCCACGGGTTGATGCGGTTGGGGACGAACAGAGGGCGGCAGGAAAGCTGCGTCTCGCGGGCGGGCGGACGGATGGTGAAGATGTGCTGCGGGACGCGCTTATTGGCATAGGTGTGGAAGTGGCCGTCGTTCTCCATCTGCGTCACGGCACCGTACAGGCCGCGGCCCACGTTGGGCGCAATGGCGATGACCGTACCGGCAGGCACATAGGCAGTGTCACGGCCGTTCTCGTCCTCATAGGTGCCGTCGGAAACGAGGATGGGCAGCACGCGGCCCTTGAAGTTGAACGAGCCGATCTGATAGACGAACTCGGTCAGCTCAGACGGATCGATGCGGCCCAGCTCCACGCGGCGGTTATCCAGCATGGCGAGCACCCATCCGTCCTCCATGAGGAAGTCGCCCACATCCTGTGCAACAAGGATCTCACGAACAGGACGGCCACTCTGGGTCAGCTGGTGGATCATGGTGCAGATGTCGTCGTACCAGTTGCCGGGCGCCCAGGTACCGTTGGCATAGGTGCTGTGCGCCCACGTCGCGGACGGGGTGAACAGCGCGGGGTTGTTCGTGCCGTCGTAGAACTGCACGCCGATGTCCTCGTAAACATCCGCGCGGTCGGTACGGTGGCGCATGGTCGTGCCGTTGTTCAGAATGGTCTGCACCGCCAGCAGCTCCTCGCTGCGGGAAATGCGGGCAGACAGCTCCGCGAGGTCATGCACAAGGAAGTGGCGCTCGCGCTCTGCGGGGGTAGCCGTGGAGAGCAGCGATTCGCCGAAGCCGCGGCTCTGCAGCTGGTCCAGCGTCAGGGGCATTGCCACGGCAATGTTGGCCGGTTCCAGCTCAGCCGTGCTGAAACCGTCACGAGTGCCGGGAACGGAGCCGATGCGCGGCAGTACGAAGGGCGCGCGCTTCTGCTTTTCCTCCTTGTAGTCCGCAAGGACGCGGGAGGTTCCGAAAACGTCCATCGCGTCATCCGTGGGAAAGTAGCGGCTCTTGAAGAAAGACTGCTCCAGCGGGATTTCGCGCACCGCTGCGAGCATGAAATAAGTGCTGTAAATGTCCATAAAGTTCCTCCTTACATCATGTCGGTGAGGATGATGTCATACTTGCGCATGGTGTCCTCATCGGCAGCGCTCAGGGTGTAGCCGGACTTGACGATCACGGCCGCGCGGTTGAAATTGCCGCAGCGGTAAGCGACAGCCACCGCGTCGGCAGCTTTGCCGACGGTCACATCGTCCGCAAGGATGCAGTGCGGGGTCAGTTCCTCGGCGGCCATGGGGCTGCCGTCGGTCACGGCGGCCTGCGCGGTCGTGCCGAGAATGACGCACTTACCATCGCGGCTGGACATTGCGAGGATCGTGCCGCGCTTATAGGTCGTCTCGGCGCTGCCCTCCTTACGGATCGTGATGCCGAAGGTTTCCGCCGCGGGGGTCAACTTGGCAATCAGGTTGTCCACCGTGCAGCTGCCGATAGGTCTTACGAGATTCTTGTTCACTTACTTACCCTCCTTCCGCTTCAGGAAGGCTGCGACCGCAGCCTTGGCCTGCGCTTCGATGTCGTCCTTGCCGTCCGCGTCGCCCTTGCCGTCATCGGCGCCGGGGGCGGCAGGCACGCCGGACGCGCCGCTGTCCTTGGCGTCGCCGTCCGCGTCTGCGAGGAATTTGCTGCCCTGCTTGGCTGCCTTCTGCGCGGCGCGGTAGGCAAGCTCCTGTGCGGTGCACTTCTTGTCACCGTACTTGGCCTCCTGCACCAGCTCTTCCGAAAACAGAGCGGACACCTCGTCGATCTCCTGCATACGGCGCTCCTCAGCCTGCACCGCTTCGGTGACGGCGGCGTTGGTATCAACGGCTGCGCGCGCATCCGCTTCTACCTCAGCAACCAGTTCCGGGTACTTTGCCCGGAGTTCTTCCTTGGTCATAGAGTTGTTTCCTCCTTTTTCACCGCCTGTGACCACAGGCTGATATATCGCAGCCGACGCTTCCGCGCCGGGTGTGACCGTGGGGATATTGTCCGGCAGCACCATGCCGGGGCAGATCTGCATCTTGCGGCCGCGCACAAACAGGCAGCGGCCATCCGCGCTGGCGGCGATGTCCAGCAGCTCGGCGTCCTCAATGACTTCGTCGGCAAAGCCCTTTTCCACGGCTTCGCGGCCGGTCATATAGGTTTCGTCGCTCATCATGTGGCTGATGACCGTATCGCTCATGCCGCTTTTGCGCTTGTAGATGCTCACCATCGCCTTGTCGTAGCTGTCCATGCCCTCGGCAGCCTTGCGCATATCGTCGGCATTGTAGCCGCCGTAAAGGAACGACCATCCCTTGTGGATCATCACAAGGGAGGACGGATTCACCTTGACCGTGTCGCAAGCGCACATGATGACGCTGCCGGCACTCATGGCTACGCCGTCCACAATGCAGGTGAGCTGCATACCAGCCGCTGCCAGCTCGCGGAGCCGGTTGTGGATCACGATGCCAACCACCGCATCGCCGCCGTAGCTGTTCAGGCGGATGGTCGCGTCCTTGCAGCCCTTGATCGCGTCCAGATCACGCAGGAATTCGTCCTGCGCAATGTAGTTGCCCTCCAACTTTTCGCCCGTCCACCAGTCCGTCGGCCACGTCTCCACTACGTCGCCGTACATCTGCACTTCGGCCGAAACGCCGTCAGAGCTGGACAGGGCATAGCATTTTTTCTTGATATTGATGCCTTTCACATTCGATTCCTCTCTTTCCAGATTGCGCTTGAAGGGATATATGGGGCGTTCAGCCATTCCCGGATGCCTGCGCAACAATCATCGTTGCAACGGCGCTCACGATCGCGTGGACAGTAAGCGCAGCTATCGCATAGGTAGTTCCAAATAGCGTTTGCCATCTTCCATACCCCAAGCCCAAGTAGATGCTCGTAATTAGTCTGCTGCAACGTTATCACCGCCGTCCCCGTCCTCGTCATCATCTCCACCGACATCGTCGAGCGGGCGGGCCTGATGCGTTGGGCTTCCGGCAGCGACAAGCAGTTCGTTTTCAGCCTTGAGCTGTTCCACATTCTCCTGCCAGTCGCCGCCGCCCAACTCACGGGTAATCTGTTCATGGGTCTTAATGCCGCAATTAGTCAGCATAATCGCAGCTTCGGCTTCCTTCTTAGGGTCAAGCTGCCCCTGCACAGGGCCAATCCACCGCGCCCCGCTCCATGCAGCGCGCAGCAGCGGGTCGTCAAAAAAGCCAGGGGCCTTGATACGCCCACGGGCAACTGCCTCCGCCAGCCAGATTTCATAAATTGGCTGGCAAAATCCATCCACGAACCACACGCGACGCATTTTGAACGCCTCCCACGCTTCCAGAAGTGCGCCGCGACTTGCGGAATAGCTGGAATTGAACTCCTTGATCAACACGTCGTAGGGAAGCTCCAGCGCCGAGCCGACGATGCGGCAGATCGTTTTAACGAAGGTTTCAAAGCCGGCCGTCGGTACATTCGGATTGCCGAACTGTACCTTCTCACCGGGCGCAAGGTGCGTTACCGTGCCCGGTCCCATCTGGTACTCGTTTTCACCGCTGGCAAACTCGCCGGGGTTCGCATCCGGTATGCCGTCGATGTTGCTGCCGCCGACCTCATTCACGGGAATCTGTGACGGGTCGGTTTCCGTCTCAATCCACGCCGTGAAAAAACTCTGCACCAGCGCGGCCATCAGCTCAGCTTCCGTGTAGCGCCGGAGCTGCAAAAGCGGCTCAATGACCTGCGCCAGATACGGCACACCACGGTACTGGTCGGGCCGCTCGCTGTCCATGATATGCAGGATGTTCGGCAGGCCGGTGCGCTCGCCGTAGGCAAGCACGCGCGTCCATTCGCGCTTTTCTTCCAGCGCGTCAGCCTGCGGATAGCTGTTGCAGATGTGATAGGCCACCACGCGGCCGTCGCTGTCCACCTCCACGCCGTCATAGACCTTATGGCCCGCACCAGGCTTTCCGGCGGGGATCTTCCCGTTAGTCAGGCGCATCATGGAATAGCCGCCGAATTCATCCGGCGTGCTCACGCGGTCGGCTTCGATCAGATGGATGCGCAGGGAATATGGATTTAGCAGCGTGGGGGTGTAATGCTTTACAAGCGGGAACACATCGCCGGAGAGTAGCCACGACTTCAAGGCCAACTGCTGCAAGCCCGCAAAATTGTTCAATCCCAGCGCGTCACAGTTACGCGCCTTGTTTGCCCACAGCGCAAATTCCGCTTCCGACTTCCGTTGCCACGCCTTTGCTGCCTCCGGCGACAGGCCCAGCAGGTCACGGCCGATGGTCGATTTCAGCGTTAGTCCCGTGCCGACGATTTTGGTGCGGTTGGTATTGATAGCCGAAGTCGCCACTGGCGCGGCCATATACAGCATCCTCGACCGCTGGCGGAGCGTTGTGCCGTTGCGGTTGATGTCCTCGTCGGGCGATCCGCTGTCGGGGATAAAGCCCTTGAGCGCTCGCCGCGTCATACTGGCCCCGGCTTCGCTGTACCCTCTAGCCTGCACATTGCTGCGCCGGGCATTCTTCGTTTCGCTCAATGCGTCCGCCTCCTATAGATGAGAATAAACACAGCAGGAACGCACTGTCTCGCATTCCTGCTGTGTCGATATTGCACGCGTGCGTTTTTTGGGGAAAGTGCATGTGGTTTATGGCCGTGCCGCCCGGCGGTAAAAGGAACAAAGTCCGTCGAACGTCGCGCCGCAAAAGCTCTTTCGGGCTATTTGCCTATATTATTTTCGTGGGGTCACGAAAATGGTCACCAGTCACGGGGAATTACACCGAACGCCTTGCGCGGGCGAGCGTTCGCCAGTGCTGCTTCCAGCTCGTCAATCTCGCTCTCCAACGCTTCAATTTCATTTTTCACCGCTGGGAGGTCGAATTTCGTAAGCTGACGGTCATCAATCATATAGCTTTTAACTCCGCCATCAATCAGTTCGATGTATGCCTCCCTCAGCCGAGTAAGAGCTCTCTGCCGGAACTCCAACCGTGCGCGAAGTTCTACTGTGTCTGCCATGTGGTTCACCTCACCAGTTATCATAATATCGTTCCAGTGCCGGAGCCTTTCTCTGTGCGTGGCGTCTCGGTACGGCGGTCGGTGTTGCATCTTCTGCCGCGCCGCCGCCCGAAATACGAGCAGATTCCGCAGCCTTGATGTTCCGCGCAATCTTGTCAAGATCCTTTGGCAGCGCTTTGAATGCCGCCATAGCATAGTTGCGGCAATCCAACGCCTCGTTGCGCTCGTGCCCAGGTATCTTTTCCCACACCCACGGCTGCCGCTTGTTGGTCTTGTATACCAGCCGTTCCGAAAGAAGTCCTGCAAAATAGGCGCTTCCATAATCGTCGCGGAGTGGGAAGTGGCAGTATTTCTGCCCGGGCGTCTGCACAGCCAGATTGTCCATGATGATTTGTTTGCCGGAATCGACGCCGATCTGATACTGCCAGCAGTAACCGATGATCACCTGATTCACCACAATCTTCATCTGCTTCGGCGGGGCTGTGTAGGGGCGGTCAGGCCCCGGCATGCCCTTGATGCAGAAAACGTGCTTGCCGATACGTTGACGGCAGTGCATACGCACGTCCTGCGTAAAATGACCGCCTTCGTCGACAAACGACATGGATATTTTCAAACCGATGCCGTTTTCAAAGTGGAGCACACGTTCGAAAACCATCTCGTCCAGCTTGTCCCATGTGACATCATCGTCGGGGCGGCCCATGATAACCCCCTTTTCAATGCCCCACGTCTCGCCAAAATTGCCGTGCCCCACGATCTCATACTCCATGCGGTCATCCTGCGTATCAACGCCGGCAGTCAGCACTAACGTTCCCTCCGGCAGCTCGGCGGGGTATTCCTCGCGCCGCGCCATCAAACTGTCCTCGTCCTGCAAATCGCCGCGGTCTTCCCAGAGCAGCCCGAAGCAGGTATTATAGACGACCTGCATCTTTTTCGTGTTGCCGATGGCGTTCAGGTATTTGAGGATGATGGATTCCCACGTCGCCCACTGGCTGACAAAGGCGTTGAGCCAAAAAGACCGCGTCCCCTGCTGGTAAGCGTCAGTGTTCGCGGCTTCCCAGCGTGCCGGTGCGCGCTTCATCTGCAATTCGGTTGACACGCACGCGCAGCTCGGACAGACGTAATAGATATTCCGCACCTTGTAGGTCTTGTGACCGGCGATAAGGTTTTCGTCGTAGTCAAAGCGGATGTCTGTCCAGTTGATCTCATGGTATTTACCGCAGTGCGGGCAGCAGGATTTCCAGCGCTCCATCGTGCCGGTCGAAAAGGACGCTTCAATGGCGCTGGCGTTCTTGACCGTCGGGGTCGATACCTCGCCGGATTTGGCGTTGTAGAAGGTGGTCTGACGCGCCATGGCCAACCCCCACGGGTCGCCCTCGTTGCCAGCGCTCGTCGCCCAGCGGTCGCGCTCGTCGCCCAGTACATAGCGGATGGGTTTGGATGCAAGGGCGTGGGCCTCGGTGGAGCCGCACATCGTCAGGATACCGCCGGGGTAGGTCTTTTGCAGAATGGTGTTGCCGCTGTCGCGGCTTTTGACCTCAGCTACCTTGGCGCGCAGCGTGGGGCAGTCGCGGATCATCGGCGCAATACGGAGCTTGGAATACTCCTTGGCGTCAATCGTCGTCGGATGCACAAAAAGGATGGAGCCGGGGTCCTGGTCGATGACGTAGCCGATGCAGTTATTGAGGAATTCGGACTTGCCGACCTGCGACGCAGCCACCATAACGATGTGCCGCACCTTGGGGTCTGTCCATG